TGTTACTCCTATTGTTGTGTGACCATACGGTACACCGCCGTCACTCCAAAGTCTGTCCGACCACCGCTCTCTAAACCGAACGTCTGAGCTGTTGATTCTCGCCGGCAATAGAACCGTGGCGAGGTACTCGAAACGTGCTGATTATCAAGCAATGTGTCTATACGGGACATGATCGCAGCACTCTGTGACATGCTTACCGCACCACTTGCAGTATCCCACACGGTGATTCTATAGGTCGGATATGTAAACACCCGGCTACCGCAAAGCACGTCTTGGTCTTGCCCGGCATTACCTGCACGGTCAAAGACGATGTAAGGCGTAATCGGTTGCTTCCGGCTGATTGGGTCTACTTGTGGAGCAATGGTGTTGTACACGCTCATCTGGAAGCCGTTGGGCTTATTGTCAGGAGCAAGCAAACCCATAAGGGTAGCATCGCCTGTCAAGGTTTCGTAAATCCATTGCTCAATCACTGCTGGCTCAAATGCCATTACTTGCCACCCTTCAGGATAACCTTACACGCTGCTTGAAAAGACGGGGCTACATACTCAACAGCAGGACGCAGGAACGGTCTTGCCGGTACATGGTTACCGTTAGCAGATATCCAGCCCAGCTCGAGCGGTACCGCATACTTTGCGTTTACAGTTACTTCGGCAGATGTTGCCGTAAGCATCTTGTGCTGGATGCTGTTAGCAAGGAATCCAGTATCACTGTTTGGCGGTGAACCCGGAGGGCTTGACCAGTGATTACCGTATTGCTTGTACTTGCCGGAGTTCTTTAAAATGCTTGCCTTGGCTTCGCCTTCAACGTCCGCAGCAGCCTTGCCGACAACCTGTGACAACCTGCCCAGATTCTTACGGTAAGTTTCAATGCCGGTAGACTTGAGCTTGAAGCTCATCTTTATCACGGAGCCAGAACCTCAATCTGCAATGGTCCAAAGCGCCGTACCGTGCTGGATACCGTGAAGGATATTGTTAGCCTAATGTCAGCCGCTGTTGGATAAGCAGCAGGGTTCAACACCGACAAGATTCCCTGTGCGCTGTACTGCTTCGTGAGCGTAACAGATCCAGATGGAAAGGTGTACGTCGAGCCGGTCTGTATGTTAGTAAAGGTTGCACCAAGAGTGCCTGTCGTGATGTCTACAGGGCTTCCTAGTTCGTCCACCAAGCGTACGACATAGGAGTGCCAGTCTCCGACCCATGCGGAGACTTGCACGACCTGCTGAGGGTCTTCAGTCAAATCAAAGATAAGCGCCATTAGATATCCCTCACATAGATTCGCAGTGGACCGAATATCTGCGTATCGCTTGCACCCGTTGTGCGTGTAATCGTTGCAGTGTAAGTGCCTGGAGTGTTTGTTACCGTCGTATCAATCGTAAAGGTTGCACGTCCATCAGCTGCATAGGTTGCCGTACAGGAGTAAGTATCAACCAGCGTAGCACCACTGTTGTAGACCTTAGCCGTAACCGTTGCAGAGGTGATATCGATTCCTGCTCCGTTGTTGTCTACACACTGGATATCGATTCCGTGCTGTGCGCCCTTCTGGATGTCAAGCGGATCAGATGCTCCCAAGCCATCAGCCTTGACCTCAAAAGGACCCATGCGAACCAGAGCGGCCGATGTTACGGGAGTTACTAGTTCTGCGCTGATGTAGTCTGTTCCGTTGTGAAGGAGAGCGCCTTCGAGCTCATCAGCTGCCGCTGTGCTACCGCTGATACTTGCCACGTTGCTGTTCTGGATCGCGTAACCAATCGATCCAGCAGTGACATAAGAGGAACCAACAGCATCAAGGACAGCTGCGGCTGTCTGTGCTTCCGTCAAGCCACCACTGCTCAGTTTGACCGTCATGACCGCACCGTTAGTGCCAGACGCACCACGTACAACAATCGTGACATCGTCAGCACCAGCCGCCAAAGCAGCATCAGGCAAGTCGAGTCTGTAGACTCCCGGCATGTTGGTTGCGTCTACCTCGGCAAAGCCACCAGCAGTCCACGCCTGTGCGATTGTACGAGCTACTAGAGGGATAGATACGCTTGCAGTCCTTGTGCGGTTGTAGCGGGCTGATAGACCGCTTGTGGAGGCTGTGAGACCTGTCACGCCCAGATACAGTTCTATGCTTTGTGAGGTCGAGCCGGGAGCGATTGTAATGGTTGACGCATTGCGCTCGGTTGGGTTATATGCAGTAAATGCGCCGATATTTCTGTATGTAATTGCTCCTGCATCTGGAGATGTACCTGTCCACGTAACACCAAATAGGTCGGTCGCTGGTGCGCCGGATGCAGTACCAAATGATGTGTTTTGACTACCAAAAACGCTGCCAAACATTACAGCATTTGTTAGGTTGTGGAGCAAACTATATCCAGCCTCAACCCCTACAATACCCACTGCTGTGCTATTTGCTCCAGCATTATAGGTTCCAGTGTTAATCACGTTAGACGTATTACCTATAAAACGATTGTAATTTTCTGTCAATGTCCCGGCATTTTGCACTGCTGTTGTGCATTGATTGAATAGACAATTGTACATATTTACAACTGTGCCAGCATATGTTCGTATAGCTGTAACTGTGTTGTAAAAACTACAGTTATATACAGAACACGTAACGCCTGACATAGCCATTGCTTCGGCGTTTGAGCCGATAAAAACCGTATTAGTAAAACTTGAAGCGTCACCCGTTGGAGTGCCACCTATTAAAAGACAATATTTAAAATTTAAAAAGATACAATTTAAAATTGTAGTATTAGCAGTCTGTCCAGCAGTTCGAGTGCCGATTTCAATATCTGCATTTGCATTTGAACTCGGTTTCGTATTATTGTAAAAGACACACGATGTGAATTTTGTAAATCTTGCTGTTTGAAAATAAATAGGCATAACTGCATTATCTGTAGCCATTTCAAAATATATATTTTTGAAATGCAGGTAATTTTTACCAGTAGAAAGTAATAATTGCGAAATATTACGAGCCGCCGTTCCAGATAACGCAAACTGACTATGTTTGACATATCCTGCACTTACACCAGTAAACTGTGATGCTGTTGGGTCGCCGATAATTTGTGTCTCTGCTGAGTATGTACCACCGATCGTCACTAATTCATTGTAATGACCGGGTGCTATGTAAACGATATCACCAGATGCAATGCCTGTGGCTCCCAATGCTTTTTGTATCGTGCGCCACGCTTGATTAGTAGCAGGTCCTAAGCCAGTATTAGAATCGTTACCATCTGTCCTAACATAGTAAGTTGCCATTACTCAGCTGTTCCTGTATAGATTTCTTGAGCCATAATCACGATGAACTGATTTACGATTGACAAGCGGAATGCCTCATCCTGCTGTACCCACCACGCAAACATATCGATTCCATCTACGCCAAAGTCTGCGACCTTTACAAACTCATCGTTCATGATGTCGGCTTTGATGTTGTAGTCTGCTGGGTTGGTTACGAGTGGTGTAACAACTACATTATTTAGGTTCATTTGCCCACCTTCAGGCTGTTCGCCTCAACACCCTTAAAAGGCATCGTCAGGAAAGCTAGCACACTAGACACCGCAGCGGAGACCCCAGCCGCTACCGCCTTCGAGCCGTACAGTGCCATCACTGCGCCCAGCTCGGCGATGTCCTGCGCTTGTGCAGTACGGATGCCATCACCGAAAACGCTCGTGAAGGAAGCCACAAAAGCCACAATTACAACGACAACGAGTCTTTTGATACTGATGCTGTTCATCTCTTCGCCTCCAGTTTGGTGACCTGCGTTTTCAGTTCGCCTGTCACCGTTTCAAGGGTTACAATTCTCTGCCCGTGATTCTTGATCGTGGCTGTATCAACAGCATTACGCTTGTCCATCTTATGCAGGAACTGCACAATGTAAACAAGTAGCGTGACAATCAAGCCTGTCACAAAGATACCAATATTAGTCCATTCTGCTGGGCTCATGCCGTTCTCTCCACTAGTCCAACGTGTTGAACCAGCAGATCGGTTTGTCCAAAGTCTGTCCCAACAACGTCGTAATATTTCGATTCATCACCAACAACATAAACACGGTCATGCGCCATCACATCAGCCGATACCGGAAGAGTAACACTCCAACCTGCTGATGGTTGGATGCCACCGCCTACAATGCTCTCAGTGTCTGATTGGTTAGACAGTCTGCCCTTGTAATCGGCAACCTTGCGCCATGTCTCAGTAACACCGCCACGCCCATCTTCCGTAAGCGTGAAGCGGTGAACCTCAATAGGTGTCTGGCAGAGGTTACGCACCAAGCCAGCCTGTAGCGTTGCACGGAGAATAGGGCTCATGCGAACACCACCGGACGATACTTCTCAGCCATCTCTATGCAGTGCGCTTTTAGTTGGCTCAGCTTCACATCTGATGTGCCTTCTTTGGCATCGATATCAGAAGCACAGCGGGATGCTTTGATGAACCATGCTTGCCGGGTTGCAGTCCGGACATCGTAGCGCTCCACGTTAGCAGGTCCCATATCAACCCACATTAGGACAGGGTCGCTTGTGCCATCTAATACGCTCCAGCCCTTCCACTGTCCACCGGGATACTCTGCCCATTCTGGTTCTGTGCTTGATGTCGTACCCGCTACACGGCACTCATAGACACGACCATTAGGTGTTGTAGGGACTACACGGTCACCAACAGAGTAAGCCGTGCTGGCGGTCCATGTAGAGAACCGTGAGAGGCTATCAAGGATGCTCCCTATCTCGGTTGTGGACAGTTGCGGGTAGGACTGGGCATCAACAAATAAGGATACCTGTGCTATCGCTTCGGCTCGTGTCATCATGTCCTAAGTATCCCACACAGAGCCGTAGGCTCGGACAACGCAGTGGATAAAGAGAAAGCCCCCGGCAATGATGCCGAGGGCTTTGTAGGGAGTCTGCTAGGATTATGTAGCAGACGATGCACCAACGATGAGCGAGCCTGGGACTCGTGCAGATGCTGTACCGGAAACGTTTCCGATGTCAAATGCGGAGAAGGCATAACGCTCGGTTGCCTTGAATGCAAGTGCATCTTCCTTGAAGTACTGCTGATCGGATACTTCAATCGTAACCGAGCGACGGTCACCGAATGCAGTACCAACCGACAGGTCACCAAGCAGGATGTAAGGCGTAGAAGCTGCCAAGGTTTTCTGCATATTCTGAACGAATACAACATCGTAACCAAAGAGCTTTGGCTGTGCGCCGAATGCCTGTTGGAGGTCAAGAATAGCGTTTCCGCTGAGTGCGTTGAGCAGAGGAGCGATGGCGTTGTACCAAATCTCCTTGTGCATATACCACTTGGCGTTAGCTGCGTAGGTTGGCAAGCGTCCTACCATCGTTGCGAGGTTGGTCAACGTTGGAGCATACGTGATGGTCTGCCCGGTCGTGAACTGAACCAAGGAAGCGATGTTAGCCTTCGTTGCGTTGGCATTGTAGACAGCCCAGAGACAACCATCAATGGATGTGGTTGCATCCGTAGCGTTGTTGAATACAACACGGTCTTCTTCCTTAGCCAAGACATAAGCCATGTCACGGGCAAGGGATGCACCAAAGTCGATGATGCTGTCTTCTGCGAGTTCCTTGGAAACCTGCGTAAGAACTGCTGCCTTCTTTGCTGTCAAGCTAACCTGTGCAAAGGTCATATCGGACAATGTGATTGCCGTATTCTCACCCGGATAGTAGACAGTTGTAGATGCAGTGCTGTTTGGTACACGGAGCGTATCGCTGGACATCGGGTAGATGCGGCAGTTCTGACGTGCAATACCAAACTGTTCACGGAGGTAGATAAGGTCGCTGGACAATGGATCTGGGACGGTGTAGCCACCAGCACTGTCTGTGCCTTCGTTAGCCTTGATGTGGCTCTTGACCCAATCAGCAGCCTTGCGGTTGCCCATGATGGAACGTGCCCACTGACCCCACTGGTATGCCTTGTAATTGCGCTCTTCAGCGGTGTCACCGGGGAGAAGGTCGGTGATGCGCTTTGATACGCCACCGGATTTCCATGGCTTGTCCTCTACAGGAGCGGAAGCAACAGGAGCGGTAACGCCGAGGCTCTTGATGGTCTCAATGCGCTCTTCGATATTCTTTGCTTCAGCCATCAGGGACTTGACCTGTGCAAGGTCTCCATCACCGGCTGCGAGTTCACGAGCGGAAGCGAGAAAACCTTCACGCTTTGCTTGTAGTTGTTCGATATTCATAGTTGTTTTAGCAACTCCAGACGTGCCAAGAGTTCTTGGCGCTCGTCTATGTCAGTGGCTTTCGCCTTTACTTCGATGGACGGCTGCTCATCCGGCTGGTCTGCGTCCCGCAGAGATTCCCAGACAACGGGAGCCAAACGCTTTGCGCTTGACCGTGATAGACCGACTGCATCCCGCAGCCGACGTTCGACACCCCGCAATGATGCAGGTTGTACGCTTTTCATTCCGTGCATGGCATAGAGAGCCTTTGCACGTTTTGCAAATTCATCAATGATGGCATCTGCCATGCTTTGATCGGTTACCATCTCGATAGCACCGCAGAGCGCATCGTAGTAGGCTTCCAGCCCTTCGTGTACCATCTCGCTCTCGGACTCATCAAAGACCGACACGGCGTATTCTTCCGGGGATTGTTCAGGCATA